GATTAGTATCTCTTAGAATAGAAAACGAATCTGTGGGAGAAACATGGAGATATGGAACTCTTAGATTAGATGCTCAACCAGATGGAAGAAGATAATGGCAAATACTTTATTTGATTTAGCACAAGAATATTTAAAACAAGGTTTACCTGATATAACAGGTATCTTTCCACCACCAGCGACTACACAACCAGTAGCCCCTATATTACCAGTAATGCCTATATCACAACAACCCGTTGGTATAGAAACATTGTTTCAAACAGGAAAATCATCTCCTAGAGATGACTTCCCTGGAGGAGGAGGTAGGTTTGGTGATTTAGATTTAAGTGATAAAAAAACTGTAACTAGAAACGTTTATACTAAATTAGCTCCAGGCAGATTTGATTTTGTTCCAACTGAAATAGATGCATTTAGAAATATGAGAACAGGTTTATATCAAACTGAAGACGGTAAAAATGTAGACGCAATGTTCACTGACATTCCTACGGGTGGAGTTTTACAATTAATATCTAATATTTTTGATCCAAGACAAATTGGTGCGGAGTATCCACTTGGTAAAATACAAGGAGCTTATACAAATTTAGCTAGTCTAATAAGAAATGAAAAAAATCCTACTAATTTAATAACAGCAGCGAGACAAAGATTAATAGATCAAGGCTCACAAATTGCAGAAGAGTTTGCAGGTGAGGGAGAATTTCCTACCGACCAGACCCCTAAAAAACCTAAAAGAGGTGTTCCAACAGGTGTTGGTGGAAAAACTCCAGGACCTAAAAAAGAAGATAGAGGAGGCACTCCAGACAGAGGATCAGGAGGTGGCGGCGGATTTGGAGCTGCAGACTTTGGTAATTTTTCAGATAGAGATTTTGGAGCGTTATAGTGGCCAAGATAACTAACTACATACCCGAGCCTAAACCAGAGTATGAGGTGGATAATCAAAGACAAATTATTGAATCTTTAACCACTATGAAACAACAACTTAATTTTTCTTTTCAACAAGATTTAAAAAACGAACAAGACGCTTTTAATTATTTCATGTCATGACAATACAATACAAGAACCAAGGTTTTAAACAAGCTGATGTAAACAAAGCTACAGTGCTTACTTGCCCTAGTGATGGGGCAATCATAGTTAAAAGCATATATTGTGCAAACAATGATGCATCATCAGGTATTTTAGTTCAAATGAATTTAGTTGATTCATCTGATTCCAATACTGAATATGAATTTTTTAGAGATGAGATAGCGGCTAAATCACAAGTAAATGCCACACCTCAAAGCTTGAATTTAGAAGCAGGTGATGCTATAACAGTGCAAGCAGCAACAGGCAGTAATACAATACAAGGTGCCATAAGTTATGCTTTAATAAACAGAGAGAATGAAAACGGATAATACTATAAAGATAGACTGTACAACAATAACCACCTATAGAAACACAAAGACAGGTGAAACTTCTTCTGAAAAAATGGAAGGACCTGATATTGTTCAAGACGTTACTGTGCAAGTTACTAATAAAGGTTTAGAAGTATTTCAGAAAGTAATGAATGATAATAAGAAACCAAAACCCTAAAGGCGGAACAGAACTACAATTCGAATATTTAAGAAAATATGTCGATAATAGTTTATTAGACCAAGTGCAAATTTGTACTTCAGTGCCAGAAAAAATACCTTTGCATCCAACCAAACCAAATATTCTTTGGCAAAAAAATTCTTATGATCAACCTAATCTAGCCCCTTGGTTTAGTAATTCCGCTAATCATGATAAGTATGACTGGTATGTATTTAATTCTCATTGGACATACGAAAAATATAGATATCATTTTAATATTCCGACACACAAATCTGTAGTTATAAAAAATGGTATAGATAAAATAGAACCTTCGAAACCTTATAAAAAAGGTGACCCGATAAGAATAGTTCATCAAAATACACCTTGGCGTGGTTTATCTGTTCTATTAGGAGCTATGCAGTTAGTTAAAAATCCTTTAATAACTCTAGATGTTTATTCTTCAACTGAAGTATATGGAAAAGATTTTTATGATCAAAGTGATCATCATTATAAGGAACTATACGAACAAGCAGAAAATTTATCTAACGTAAACTATATAGGATACAAACCTAATCAATACATAAAAGATAATTTAAAAAATTATCACATGTATGTATATCCTAGTATATTTGAAGAAACGTTCTGCATATCTTTATTAGAGTGTATGGCAGCTGGTCTTTATTCTATCGTAACTGATTTTGGCGCATTGTATGAAACAGGAGCAGAGTTTCCAATGTATGTTCCTTATGATAATAACTATCAAGCTTTGGCTCAAAAATTTGGATTTGCAATTGAACAAGCAGCTAAAACTATACACACAGAACAAATTCATGCTCACTTAAATTCACAATCTAATTATGCTAATATTTATTACAATTGGAATAAAGTGGGCAATCAATGGCAGACATTTTTGAAAGGAGTTTTAGATGCAAGATCCAACTAAACCTATATGGTTTGATAATAGTGAAAACGATACATCAATTACTACAATTGATTTAGGAACATCACCACATAAAATTATGGTTTGTACACCTGTGCACAGCGATGTTTCTATGCACTATTGTCAAGCTGTTTTAAAGTTTCAACAAAAGTGTTTACAAAAAAACATATTAGTTAGTTTTACATTAATGAAATCATCTCTAGTCACTCAAGGTAGAAATCTATGTGTGGCTGAAATGTTAAACCATAAAGATAATTATACTCATCTATTGTTTATTGATTCAGATATTGATTTTGATTTTTCTACAATTGAAAAAATGTTAGCAGCTGACAAAGACGTTATATCTTGCCCATATCCAATGAAGTCTTTTAATTGGGACAAAGTATGGTTGGCTAGACACGAGGCTAAATCAGCAGAGGATCTTAAAAAACCTGGATATACGTTTCCTTTAAAACTAAGTGATCAAACTAATATAGACTCGAATAATGGAGTTGTAGAAGTAACTCATGCTCCAACAGGATGTATGTTAATTAAAAGAAAAGTATTAACTGACATGATTGAAAAATATCCAGAACTGGAGATTTATCAGCCAACAAATATAAATGGAAAAGAGGTTAAAAAAGAAAACTTTTTTAACTTTTTTGACACTCTTCATGAGACCGATACCAAAAGATATTTTGGTGAAGACTTTGGTTTTTGTCAAAGATGGACAGATATAGGGGGCAAAGTCTTTGTTTATATCATGGATTATATTAATCATGTGGGTGAATATCAATACTATGGTAGATTTTTTGATAACTTAAAACCTGTTGACGACCAGAAAAAAATCAAATAAAGTGTGATATTTCAGGATTAGTACGCCTGCCTTTAACTTAAATTTAGACAACATTATGGCAATATCAAGGATGCAGGAACCCAGACAACTATACGGATTAGGAAGCTTAGTAAAAAGCATAGGTAAAGGTGTTAAAAAACTAATTAAATCCCCTGTAGGTAAAGGTTTACTATTAGCTGGTGGTTTTGGATTAGCGGGTATGGGACCTTTTGCTGGTCTAGCAAATACTAAACTAGGGACTACTTTGTTTGGAATGGTAGGACCAGGCAGTGGAGCCGCAAGACAAGGTGGAATATTAAGTGGTGCTCTAGATAAACTTGCTGGTTTAGGAACGGGTGGCAAACTTGGAATAGGAACAGGTATAGCAACTTATCTTTTATCTCAAGGCAAATCTAAAGAAGAGATAGAAGCTATCACACAAGATAGAAATGCTCTAAGTGGATATTTAAGAGAGTATTTTACAAAATTAAATCCAGATGCACAGGAGACAGAGATACAAGAATTTATAGACGTTAACACTCGTGAATATGACGCCACGGGTGGTAGAGTTGGTTTCGCAGAAGGTAAAGTGCCTTTTCCAGAAGAAGAGTTTAAAAAATTTTTACAAGAAAAAGGTGAGTTTGAAAAAATGAAAAATCAAAATCGAATGATGCAAGAGTTTTTACAATACTTAAAAAGAAATAAACCCATAGCTGTAAAAGATGGTGGTCGTATAGGTTTAAAAGATAGCGTTAAATTTATGACTGAAAAAGAATTAGAAGAGACTATGCCTGGACTAGCAAGAGGTGAGGTTAAAAACTATGAGCTAAAGAAAAAAGCTAATAGAATGGAAAAACTTATGGAGCTTCTTAGAGAATACGAAAAGAATAAAAAAGCTGCTGGTGGCATGCCAACAGGTATTATGAGAACTAATAAAGCGGGTGTTTTAGAAAGAGATTATAGAGATGAAGGTGGTTTTGTGCCAGTGGGTATAAAAGAGAGAGCTGATGATGTACCAGCTATGTTAAGTAAAAATGAATTTGTAATGACGGCTGATGCTGTTAGAGGTGCTGGCGATGGCAGCATTGAAAAAGGAGCACAAAGAATGTATGATCAAATGAAGAGATTGGAGAATAAGGTAGCATAATGGCTGAAGTAACAGAACAACGTATATTACCACCAGAGTTTATAGAAGCTGCTGGTAAAACATTTTTAGGAGATCTTGCAACTGCAACAGGTCAAATTAAAACAGCAGATCTTTCTAAAGTATTTGGTCCACAGTTTGTGGCTGCGCAAGACCCTTTACAAACGGCGGCTCAACAATTAGCTACACAAGGTTTAGGAGCATATCAACCATTCTTACAATCTGCAGCTGCAAGGGAGGCTCAAGCTGGAACATTAACAGGGCCAACAGCTTTTCAAGCTTTCATGTCTCCATATCAACAAGATGTTATAGATGCTACGTTACAGGAGTTTGATGTTCAGGCAGCAAAAGGTATACCTAACATTGCTGCTCAAGCTGTAAGCAGAGGTGTTCTTGGAGGTGGTAGAGAAGGTGTTCAAAGAGCCGAGTACCAAGCAGCAAGCGACAGAAACCGTGCAGCATTACAAGCACAACTCTTGCAACAAGGTTTTGGCCAGGCCCAAAATTTAGCTCAACAAGCATTTCAAAATCAACAAGCTTTAGCAGCCAATCAATTAGGATTAGGTAGAGCGCAACAAGCTTTCTTAGGTCAAGATGTTGGGGCCTTAACAACTTTGGGTGCCCAGAATCAGGCCCAGAGACAAGCTCAACTACAGGCACAGCAACAGTTGGCCCAACAACAATTAAATCAACCATTAACTGCTGCTCAAGCTTTTGGTAGTGGTGTAACAAGCTTAATAGCTGGATATCCAGGTCAAACAACTCAAGTCATAGCTCCAAGTCCTAGTCCTATTGCAACCGCTATTGGAGCAGGTGGAACATTAGCTGGAATATACAGAGCATTTGGTTTAGGAGGAAATTAAGTGAGTCAAACATTTAAAAGACCAATGTTTAGAAAAGGCGGTAACGTCGGTGTTGGTATCATGTCTGAGATTCAAGATAGAAAGTCTTTTCAAATAGGAAGTAATCCTTTTGAAAATCCACTGCAAATGGATAGAGCAGCGGATCAAGGGCTTTTGGGTTTAAGAGAACAAATAACTGAAAGAGAAGTACCTGATTTTGGGGAAGAGAGAGATACTGCTTATTATCTTGATAAATTAAAATCTGGTTTAGGTGAAGATACAAGTTTTGACCCATTCACACAATATTTATTAACAGCTGGCCCTGCAGTGGCTAAGGCTACTAGTTTTGCGGACGCTATTGCTAGATTAGAAAAACCTAACCTAGCTTTAATTGAAGCACAGGAAGCAAGAGCTAAAAGAGATAGAGATCTAGGACTAGCTGCAGCTGATTTAAGTATAAGAAGAGGTGAGACTTTAGAAGAGAGAAAACAAGATTATGAAAAAACTCAAAGAGAACAGGATTTTATATTAAAAAAATTTAAACAAGAAACAGATAGATTATTAAAATTACAAGAAAAAGATTTTTCTCAAGAAGAAAAACTATTAGGATTAAAATTTGCACAAGAGGGAACAATGTTTGATAGACAAGCTGATCTTGAGAAAAATTTATTAAAAATAAAAGCTGCTATAGACTCAGATTTATATGATAAAAAACAAAAAGATAGATTTAAAGAATTAGAAATTCAATATACAAATGCATTAGGATTATTAAAAGAAGAGCAAAAATTAATAAGCGGCATAGAAAACACTATCAGAAATAACGCTGAAGAGGGTGTAAAAAATCAAATATATGGCGATATAGGTGAGGCTACTAGAAAAGAAACATGGAAATTAAAAGATACTAGATCTTTAAGGGATCAAGGTTTACTTGTTGCATCAGAGCCATTGGACCCTAAAGCTGTGCAGGACGAGAAATCATTAAAAACAGCTGCTAAAAAATTTGGTAAAAAAGGCAATAACACCAACAGGATATACTACGATTGGACTAACGACATACAGTATCAACTTATAAAAGATGGTAAAGAATATAAATTTGTTGTGTATGATCAAGGAACCGAGACTGACAATGACGGAAAAATAACACAAAAAACAACAGAATCAGTAAAAGAAGCTATAGAAAAACTACCTAGACGTAGTAAAAAAGAAATAGGAGAAGACGAGAGTTACGAATACCCACGAGGTTCAGCTGACCTGCGGGAACAAGATCGAGCTATAAGGCTAGCAGGCATCTCAGCAAGAGGCACCGTACTTCCAGTAGCCCAAGGAAGAAACATTAGAGACGAGGCAGGGAGATTTCCTATTGCTCTTGATACGAGAATGACTGGACAACAAAAATCAGATTACGAAAAATTTTTAGAAGAATATAGAAACAGGACTTAATAATGGCTGAAGAAGATAACTCCACTAGTTGGTATAAATCTTTTGCTGCGGGTCTAGCATCTGGTATTATTAAAATACCAGAAGGTATAGTTTCATTAGGCGCTGAGTTAATAGACCTGGGCATGGATACAGATAAAGCGGCTGAGGTAGAGGAATTTTTTGATAAACTAAATCCTTTTGAAGAAATAGCAGAAGATAGATTAATAGGAAAATTAACAGAGGCCATAGTTCAGATAGCTGTACCAGGTGGTGTAGGATTTAAAGTAGCAAATAGTGCTGCTAGAAAATTAACAGCTAATGCTTTAAAGGCTAGAAGAGCTAATGCATACGCTAATTTTGGTAGTGAACGTAAAGTATTTGGAGAAGTAGCAAAAAGATTTGGTGTTAAGCCAGGGACGGTTATTAGAAAAAAAGGTTCAACACCTGATAAAGATAGACTACTAGAGGCTTTAACCAAAGTTCGTAATTTAAATAGTAAAGCTAAATACCCTAGATACGCTGCAGCCATTACAGGTGGAGCTGCAGGAGAGACTTTAGTTGTAGACAATGAAGAGATAGGAACTTTTGGAGACATGTTTGAAGGACCTACTGAGTTAGATAGAGGTGAAAGTGTAGGAAGAGATGATGCCGCTAGAAAGTTAATGAATAGAATTAAGTTTGGTGGTGAGTCTTTACTTGTAACTCCTTTTGCTTTTGGCGCTGGTAAAACAGCAAAACTTTTAGCTAAAAGAGGAAAAGATTTAGCATATAGCAATAGTCAATTTCAAAGAGCAATTGATAAATATATAAGAGCTCCTTTCACTCCAAGAGGTAAGTTAACACAAGAAATATTTGAAAGTGAAATGCAAAAACAAGGACTAAAAGTAAGAGATCAAAGAAGAGCTAGTCAAATTGTTAGAAACATAACTAAAGTAATAGACGGTATTTTTCCAACTGCATTAGAAGCTAGTGATAAAAGTGCCAAAGGTCAAAAATTAAAATTTTTTAATGACGTAAATGATTTATTAATAGGGGGAGATTTAACTAAAGGAATTGATGAAGTTAAATTAGGGAAAATATTAGATGATTTAAAACTTAAAAAGCTACCTCCTAAAAGTCTTGAAAATTTAAGAGATAGTTTAAATGCGGGTAGAATAGAATTAAATAATTTAGTTGATATACTTGCTAGAACCACAGAAGGTGCAGGTAAAAAAGCTACACAAGAATTTAAAGATTTATTTAAAAAAAGATTAGCGGGATACTCTAGTAATACGTTTGAAATATTTAGAAGTAAAAGTAATATATTTAACGCTTTTAGAAAATATCAACCAACAGATGAAGCCTACACAGCAGCACAAAAAGTTTTTGCTAAAAGTACAGGTGCCACTGAAAATGAAGCTAGACAAATAATAGATGAAATTTTGGATCAAGCTTATAGAGTTAAAGATCCATCCAACCTACCTGATTTTAAGTATACCACTAAAACAATGGAGGATGGAACTTTAAAACCTGTAACAAGAGAGGTGGGTTTAGATCTTGGTTCAGCTGGATCAGCTGAAGAAAAAAGAGCGTTACGTGAATTGTTTGGAGAAATAAAAGATCCAAGATTTACTTTATTTAATTCTATGACTGCTTTATCTTCTCGTGCAAGAACTGCTAGTTATTTTGATGAGATATCTAGAAAAAACAAAGCTGTTCAAGATGCGGGTGGCAGAGGATTTTTTTGGGACAGTGCTGATGCTGCAAAAATAGGAGTTGATTCTAGAAACACTGGAATAGAGGTTGTAGCTATGAAAGATGTTATTGGAGATATTACTGCAGCTAAAAATTTAGTTAATCCACTATCAACTAAATACACAACACGAGAGATAGCAGAAGGAATTAGATCAGCCAATGATGTTGTGTCTGGACTACAAGCATTTGTAAGAGGCACAAAAGAGATGAGTGGTGCGGAACAGGCGGTAAGTTGGTTTTATAGAAACCTTTTATTATTTCCAAAAGGAATATCTCAGATGTCAAAAACAATATTTTCTATACCAACTCACATAAGAAATTTTATGAGTGCAGGTGCATTTGCTGCTGCTAATGGACTAATACCTTTCTTTTTAGAAAATCCTAAATTATTAGGAAAAGCTTTTGCTGAAGGTATTGATGTATCAGGTCTTTTAAAACTGGGACCAGGATCTTCAAGAGCACAAATAGCATATCAGGATTTACTAGAACTAGGAGTTACTAACTCACAGGTTCAAATGGGAGATCTTATATCTTTATTAAAAGATACAAACGCAGGGTCAACTATGATGAATATAAATGGACCTTTAAGTAAAATGCTCAATGCTGTTAAAAAAACAGGTGAATTTTTTCAAAGTAAATACGTAGCTGAAGATGATACGTTTAAGATTACAAACTACGTTGTAGAACTAGAACGACTTAAAGCTAGAGGAGCAAAAAGAGCTGGTGTATCTTTAGATGAGTTTAGAAAACAATTAGATGAGGGTATAATAAAAACAGGGCCAAACAAAGGTGTTGTAGATAGAAGCTCAGAGTTATGGAAACTAAAAACTGAAGCTGCTAATATTGTAAAAAATACAGTTCCTAACTATGCTTATGTTGGTGATGTTGTTAAGACAGCTAGGCTATTACCGATTGGTAATTTTATGTCTTTCCCTGCAGAAATTATTAGAACAACCACGAACATAGCTGAAAGAGGTTTAAAAGAAATGAGCCACGAACTAGGAGAGGGAGCCGTCAGAGTTAAAGGTTCTAATTTAACACCAACGGTTACTGAGATATTAAGAGATGGAAGCGAGAGAGTGGTTAAAAATAGTGCTTATGTTGATGGTAGTTTTGGAACAGGTTTTAAAAGATTAGTTGGTATGGCAACAACTTTAACCGCCGTGCCTATAGCGGTTACTGAAGGGGCTAAAGCTTTATACGATGTAACATCAGAAGAGATAGATGCCATAAGAAGATTTGTACCTGAGTGGTCTAAAAACTCAACTATTGTCCCTTTAAGATTAGATGATGGAGAATTAAGATATATAGATTTTAGTAAAAGTAATGCTTACGACGTTATTGCTAGACCCTATCGAACAATTGTAAATAATTTAATTGAAGGAGACAAAGACTCCGAAACTATTCTACAAAGTTTTAGTGAAGGAGTTATGGAAGCTAGTGGTGAAATTATGGATCCGTTTATATCCGAATCTATTTTTACAGAAGCTATGTTTGATTTAGCTGTAAGAAGAGGAAGAACTGTTGATGGCAGACAACTATATACAGATCAAACATCTGCAGGGGATAAACTAGCTATACAAATGCAACATTTAGCAAATGCATTATTACCAAATTTAAAACCTTATCAAAGAATTGGAGGAGCTGCGTTTGGTAAAGTAGACCCTAGTGGACAAGCGTTAGAGATAGGACCAGAGCTAGCAGGATACATGGGTCTTAGACCTATAAAAGTAAATCCATTAAGATCTATGAGTTTTAAAATTGCAGGCTACCAAAGAGGTATCAGAGAAGCTAGAAGAGAATTTACAGGTGGATTTTTTGGTTTATTGAAAGGTGGTGAAAAATCTCCAGAGGATGTTATTGAAAGATATATTGCATCTAACAAAGCTAGATTTAATGTTCAAAAAGAAATGTATAAAGATATAGAAGCGGCTAAGTTATTAGATACCCCTGTCACTAGTCTTGCAAGAGAATTTAAGGAAAGACAGATAAGTGCTAAAGTATTTGGTCAATTATCTAATGGTAGATTTGATCCGTATTATCCTTCCTTAGACATAATAAGAAAATTTCAAGAGATAGCTAGAAACATTGGTGAAGATAATCCTTTTTTATCTGCACAAGGAGATGTTAATGCCATTAGAAATGAAATTAGAAAGCTAGCTTTAGATCAGAGATTTATAGCAGGATTTGCAACTGGAGGCCATGTTGAAGGAATCGAACCTGCCTTAACTACTTTTGCTGATGCCCTACCTATAATAAATCAAATAGATCAAGACTTAGAAAATTTAGATTTAGATGATGAATTTAATATTCAAGTTTCAGACTACATTACAATTCAACCTGAGTTACCTACACCACCTATACCATTACAAGTAGCTTCAGCTGAACCAAATGCTCAAGTAATTACACAAGGACAACAAGTGGTAAATCAGGGGCTAAGTGCACAAAATCCAGGATTGACCAGAACAGAGAATGCCTTATATTCTGATGCGGAAAAAGAAATTACTTTAAGAAACAGAGGAATTAAAAATGCCTAATGGAGATAAACTAAAACCCAAAACTACTAGAGAACATTTACTCTCTATATACGGATATATAACAGGGATAAAAAAAGACATGAAACATATGCATGATGGAATTCACGATTTGGGTGGTAAGATAGACAAAATCTATTGGGTGTTATTAGGCACGGTGGGGGCTGTGTCGCTAGTTCTGTTGGAGAGAGTTATGGAAATGTTTTAAGGCGACCATTTCTGATCGCCTTGGCTAGTTTGGTTAGATAATCCAACCGTCTTTTCTTATTTTCTTTTTCTCTTTATCTTCTTTTATTATGTATCTTTCGGGTTGAGCAAGGGTTTCAGAACAACCTCTCTCTATCTTACCTAAAAGTTTTTCTCTTAAAGCTATCTCACATTGTAATCTAGCTTCAGTGTGTGTCTTACCTTCACCCCATACTCTTGGAAAATCTGGAGTGTCTTTTTCTACGCCTATGTATCTATACATCTTTCTTCTCCAATAACTTAACTCTTTTATCTAAAATATTAATAAGTGTATTATTGTCCTTTACCATTTCAAATAAATCTGAAATTAATATCAGTAATTGTTTATCTGAAATTTTAAAGTCCTCTGGTAAGCTTTCTACTTTTGCTTTTGTACTCATTTTTTCTCCTTTTTATCTTTCTTGTTATTGTTATTTTCTTGTGCAGCTTTTTTAATACTAGCTTTGTATTTTCCCTGAACACCGTTGGCATAAAAATCTGCAAGCCACTGTTGTGTTATTACTGGTCCTCTTCGTCTGTTCATATTTTCCTCGCTTTGTTAGTATGCAAAACTTGGACGAGAACTTTTATGAGTTTAGTTGCTGCTCTAAACTCGTGACTCCTATTACTGCGACCGATAGAACTAAAGATCAGCTTGTCTTCTACCAATCGGTTTTAATAACAAACCATCTCAAACTTTTAAAAAGTTTAATTAAGTTTTGCATATGGGAGATTATAAGATATATAAATTTTGATTGCAAGAAAAATCGACAAAAAATAAAAAATAAATTTCTTGACACAAGATGTAGTGTTACTTATCCACACCCACTATATATTGGTCAATCACTTTTTACGCTAAGTGTAATTTTTTTTTAAAGTGTTGCAAAAATACACACAACTTACAGTTGTGTTAAATCCAAGCTTTTAATTCTTCGCCCATGACCTCACTTGCAATATTCATTTTATCACGAAGAGCTTTTTGCACTTTAGTATCTATTGTATCGCCAGCAACTAAATCAATATAGGTCATAGGTTTTTCTTGGCCAATACGATCTATTCTTGCTTCTGATTGTAATCTTTTTTCTAAATCATAACCATTAGAGTAATAAATCATTGTGCTAGCAGCTGTTAATGTGATACCATACCCGCCCGTTTGTGTAGTGCCCACAAAAAATCTACACTCAGGATCTTCTTGAAATTTTTTTATATTGTTCTGTCTATCTTCTTGTGGGGTAAGTCCGTAGTAATCTACGACAGAATTTTCTCCGTGAGTTTTTTTTATTTCTTCAATTATTCTTTCAACATCTTTTTGATAATAGGACCAGATCACAGCTTTGCCAGACAGCTCCCAAATAATATCCATAAGTTCTGTCAACCTATTACAAGGCAACTGTTGCGGTTTTCCATCATCTGTTGCATGATAGCCACACGATATTTGATGTAGTCTCAATAACTGCACCATGACTGTAGATGTAGAACAAACTTTACCTTCAAGTTCTGAGATAGCGTATCTTCGCATCTCATCATAAAGTTTTCTTTGTACACCTGTAAGTTCTATCTCTCTGGTGACGTAAGTTGTTTTAGGGAGATCTAAACACTCATCTTTTAAAACACGTTCACTAAATTTTTTTATCTTATCTTCTAGTTCTGGTATGTTTCTTCTGTTGGGTCCAACAGGAACACTAACTGTTCTTGACCCTAGGTTCATAGTTTTCATAATACAATAGTGTGCACGATACGCCCAATACGAATCAAACCCCAAGAGCCAGGAATCAAGAAACTGAGCCTGACTCCAAAGATCTAATGGTGAATTTGTGATAGGAGAACCAGTTAAAATTCTTCTGTACTTAGATAGCTCTTTTAATTTAATAATATTTTTTGTTCTATTAGCTGTAGGAGTTTTGATAGTTGTAGACTCGTCAATTGCTACCATGGCTTTATGTGAATTTAAAAAACGCATGGCAAAATTTGTGGCTTTTGGGTAAGAAAAAGCCTCCACATTCATGACTAAAATATGAAAATCTGTACCCGTTGCAAACAGACTATTTAGTTTTTTTAGTTGTTCAGTGCTATTATTAGAAGTCTGCCATAGCACTACATTTTTTTCAATGTGGTCAACCATATGCGTAGGTATCTCACCTTCGTACCAATTTTTGTATACACCTTTTGGAGCAATCAAGAGAAGCCCATTAATCTCACCTTTGTCATAAAGCATTGATGCATTATCAATTAACACTTTAGATTTACCTGTACCCATTTCCATAAAATAGGCAAAGTATTCTTTATCCCAAGAACGTTCTAAAGCTTTTAATTGATGCGCATAAGGCTTTGTTTTAAATTTATAATTCATGTTTACTTTTACTTTCTAATTGTTATATATTAGCTGAAAGTTAAAAAGTCAATGAGCAAAGTTTATTTAATACAAGAGATACCTGGAACCTCAAGAGGCGAGCCTAAATATAATATTGTAGGAGCACAAAAATATGGTGACATTGTAACGGTGCTACCAGAATTTTCTCAAATGATACATTCTCCAGGGCCTTTAGTTATGAAACTTAGAACTCTTCTAAAAAACTACACGGCCGATGATTATCTTTTATTATCAGGAGATCCTGCTATCATAGGTGTAGTATGTTCTTTAGTTTCAGATACAACCAATGGTAGATATAAACTTTTAAAATGGGATCGCCAAGAAAAAACTTATTATCCAATCGAGATAAATCTTTTTCAAAAATAAACTTGACAACATATAATTGTCCCATATATAATGTAGTGCGATTTATAAATTAAACTATTAAACATATATGGAGAAAGCTATGACTATAGATCTAAGAAAAGATGCACCTAACCAGGTGTCAACAATTAACCCTGATCAGTTATCTAAAGAGATAAACACGCTTCAGGAAATCAAACAAGAAATCGACAATCAAGAAAATAAAATCAAAGAATTGAAAGAGAGAGAAAAATATTACTCTACTATGATCATTCCAGATTTAATGAGCCAACTTAATTTGAAAACTTTAAAATTAAAAGATGGTTCTGAAATATCTATAAAAGATATTTTTGGTGTCTCAATTATTGCAGCTAAAAAGCAAGAGGCACATGACTGGCTTCGAACAAACGGACTAGGTTCAATTGTAAAAAATGAAATTACAGTTAAGTTTGGTCTGAACGAAGACAACAAGGCGGAGCAATACGCTTCACTTGCAAGAGGACAGGGGTATGATCCTGATCGAAAGGTAACGGTTCATGCAGGTACTCTTAGAACAACTTTGCGGGATTATCACGAACGTGGTGGTAGTATACCTGCAGAGTTGTTCAACACGTTTGAAGGAAATCAAACTGAAATCAAAACCAAATAAACTACTAAACCATCAAACCAATAGGAGGATAAATGAGTAAAGAAGTAGTAAAAAAGAATAGTGCAGGATCACTTGCAACTATTAATTTAAGACAGGACTCAGGTAAAGGTTCTGAAGAAATTAAGTCGGACGATGTATCGACACCGATCTTAAAAATTCTTCATCAGCTTTCACCAGAGTGTAACGAGAGAGATGCAAAGCATGTTGAAGGTGCAAAACCTGGCATGATATATGCATCTGGTTTCGGTCAACTGATCGATGGCAATGAGGGATTAGACGTTGTAATTGCACACTCTCAAACAAGGTATCCTGAATGGCAAGAGAGAGGCGATAGTGCTTCTGCTCCAGTAGGAACTCACTTAGAGATTCCAGCTGATGCTGTTGAGGAGAGAAATGGTAGATACAGATTACCTAATGGTAATTATGTAGAGAAGACTGCATATTTTTATGCACTAGCGATGGTGGATAAAGAGCTTAAACCTGCGGTCATACCAATGAGATCTTCTAATCTTACACCAGCTAGAGAACTAAACAATCTGATTAAGAATCTTAGATTCTCAGATGCGGATGGTTCTTTCAACCCTGCAGCTTATTCAGCGGTCTATAATTTAAAGACCTTTGGTAAGACAGCGGGTAGTAAAAGTTGGCATGTCTATAAGCCTTCAAGAGTTAGAAATCTTGATGTTGCAGATAAAAATGATGCTGAGATATATGAAATTGCACAGCAACTTCAAAAAACTGTATCGAAAGGAGCAGCTAAACCTCAGTACGATAAGGCGCAACCAAAGGCTGACATTGTATAACCGAGTACTTTGATGAGTACACTTGGCTAGTGAGAGGGCGGTGAGGCGAGAGTTTAGCCGCCCTTATTTTTATGCGAGAATTTGAAAAATTTTTTACTGGATTACAAAGAGATTACGGGTTCTGTAATGTAGACAAAGGCTATGTAGATCCAGACTCTGGTAAAATTAAATTTGACCCTGGTGATTACGGTTGGTCGAAAAGACATATAACTGCACAAGATTATCAAGATCATCTTGACGGCAGAAAAGCTATTGGTATTCAACCCTGTGATGATGATGCTAAAGCTAGCTTTGGTGCCATAGATGTAGATCCTAAGAATTATAAAAATTTTAAATTAGAAAAATATTTAAATATAATACAAGAAAAAAACTTACCCGTAATACCAATAGAATCTAAAAGTGGTGGGCTGCACATATACGTTTTTACAAAAGAAAAAGTCCCTGCTACTTTAGTTAGAGAGTTTTTATCGAACTTACTATTTTTATTTAAACTTCCACACAATACAGAAATATTTCCTAAACAAACTAAACTAGGTGTAAATCAAAACAACGAAAAGACATCTGGTAGTTTTATTAATTTACCTTATTACAAAGGCACCGAGCGTAGGGGTATTTTACCTGATGGTACACGGATGGATTTAAAAAAATTTATAGAGGTCGTAGGTCTTAATTTACAAACAGAAGAATCTTTAAAAGAAATAGGTAACAAAAAAATTACAGAAGTAATAACTGGTGGACCTGAAGAGTTTCACGATGGCCCACCTTGTTTACAGATGATATGCAAAGAGATTCAGGCATCAGGAACCAAACTAAGCGATGAAAGAGATAGATTTTTATATAATTACATGGTGTTTGCTAAGAAAAAATATCCAGATGATTGGGATAAAAAAGTTTTAGAGGCTGCTAGAAATTATATTGTGTATGACACAGTCTGGGGTGATGAGAAAGTAAAAGATAAAATTAAATATTGGAAAAATGAAACTAAAGGTTTTAAGTGTAGTGATCTACCTATTTCATCTTATTGTGCAAAAGGAACTTGTTTGAAAAGAAAATTTGGTATTGGTAGTCATAGAAGTACAACATGGCCTCAAGTATCTGGATTAATTAAAATGGACTACAAACCAGATCCAGAGTTTTTTATAAACATAGATTTAGCTGATGGTAAGGTTGTACAAATACATGCAAAGCATATTAAAAAAATAGCAGAGATGAAAGAGATGCGTGCGTTGATAGCAGAACAGACACCTATATTTCCACCAATATTAAAACAAAACGAATATCAAGTTATACTAGACACTTTGTGGGCAAACATGGAAACTATTAAACCACCTGCAGGCACCAATCCGTTGGACATGTTGAAAAAAGAATTAATTGAATTTGTTAACGGACCTCAAGCCAGCACGTTTGCAGCTTTTAAATCTGGAGCTGTTCTTGTTGAAGATGATTATTATTTTTTTATCTATGATATTTTTTATTCAGAATTAAAACGTGGAGACTGGATTAAAGAAAGATCAAGAACTGCTACAATGATAGAACAATATTTTGGTGGAGAGTTTAGTTGTCAAAAAAGATTTCCGCAAGGTAATAATGAAAAACCGTTTCCACCTATAAGAGTTTTGAAACTTCCGAAAGAAGGTTTAGAGAAAGAAGAAATACAAGATGAATTTATTAAACAAGAGAACAAGGAGACAATAGTATGAGTAAATCTAAACAACCGCCTCAAGTTTGTGTATCAATGCCGACTTATGATTTAATGCAGGTGGCAACATGTTTATCATTAATAAAATTAATGGATAAATTTACATTAGCTAAAATAAAAGCAACAGTTCAGACATTTAAAAGTCCGTATGTAGGATACGGAAGAAATGTATTGACTGCCATGTTTTTAGAAACAGGTATGGATTATCAATTGTTTGTGGATTCTGACATGGAATTTGAACCAGAGGTGGTGGGCAGGATGATAATAGCAGACAAAGATGCTATCTGTGTGCCCTACAGAAAAAAAACTCAAGACAATGCGGTTAGATTTTCTGTGGCTTTTGAAGATATTAACAGCATCGATATCGATGATAAAGGGTTGGTTAAATTAAAAGTGGGACCTGCAGGATTGACTTTAATACATAGAAGAGTGTATGAAAAGTTAATGAGAGATTATCCAGAATTAAAAATAACACAGAGAGAAATAATATCCGAAACAGCAAATAATTATTTTTATAATTTTTGGGATACAACTTTTGATAAAAATGGAAAGTGGTGGGGAGAAGATACCAACTTCTGCAACATGATTAGAAAATCTGGTTTTGATTTTTATGGTGTGGTTGATGGACAAACCACTCATCATGGAACCTATGGATGGAAAGGTAAACTAATTGATACGTTTCAAAAAGCCGATGAAAAAAAGCATTAAGATATATGGGCCACCTGGCACAGGTAAAACTTTTCGTTTAATCAAAAGAGTCAAAGCTTACGTTAGGACTGGCACACCATTGCATAAAATAGGGTACTTTGCATTTACAAAAAAAGCAGCTGCGGAAGCAAGAAAAAGAATAGGGGTGTCTGATAAAGAAGTGCCATATTTTCAAACACTACATGCTTTTTGTTATCACCTTTTAGGATTAAAGGAAGAAGATATAATACAACCATATCATTACGAAGATTTAGGTAAAAAATTAAATGTGCGAGTTTCTTTTACAGATAAGTATAATGAAGAGGAGTCTCATTTCTTAACTTGTAACAACCCATACTTTCAAATGATACAAAAAGCTATACCTGTAAGAGAGGAATTTAATTTAAATGAACACGACAGAAGAGAAGTAAACTGGGACACTCTTAATCATATATCAATAAATTTAGAGTCATACAAAAAGAATAATCAGATTATTGATTTTAATGACATGATTAAGATGGTTTTAGAATCAAATAAAATACCAAAATTTAAAGCTATATTTATAGACGAGGCACAAGATTTATCGCCATTACAATGGAAACTTTATGATAAATTAAAAGAAAATGCTGAACATGTGTACCTAGCTGGTGATGATGATCAGGCCATATTTGCTTGGGCAGGTGCAGATGTAAATAGATTTATAAATGAACCTGCAAAAGAAAGAGTTTTAAGATATTCTAGAAGAGTATCTCAAGCAGTTCAAATGCAATCAAATTTCCCTATATCAAAAATAATGGGTTTAAGAAAAGGCAAAGAATACTTACCTAGAAAACATTTAGGTATCTCTTATTACATTACAGACTTTAATCATGTTGATTTAAAAAAGGGTAAGTGGTTAATACTTACTAGAACTAAAAGTAATTTACTACAAATAATGAAAGATTTAAAAAAGAAAAATTTATATTATCAAACTAACAAAGGTAAAAGCTACAAAGTAAGTTTATATAAAGCTGCAGAGGCTTACACTAAATGGTGTAAAGAAGGAACTCTCGATGAAAAAGAAATAGCTGAAGTTAGAGACTTTATACCAAATGGCAGCTGGGATGCAAAGGTGCCTTGGTATGACAAGTTTTCAGAAGACCAAAAAGAAATTTTATATTTAAGAAATCTAATAGCATCTGAAGAAAAACTAAATGAACCTGCAAGAATATGGTTATCAACCATTCATGCAGCTAAAGGAGGAGAAGAGGACAATGTAATTTTATCCTTGCACCAAGGATCAAAGGTTCAAAAAGGAATTAGTTTAAGTGTTGACAAACAAGATGAAGAGCATAGAGTATGGTATGTAGGTATCACGAGAGCAAGAAATAATTTATATAAATTAAAAAGTAAGAAAAAAATAAAGGAATATCAACTATGACACATAAAGATATATTTGATGATGCGTTTCCACAACATAAACAAATTGGAGGATCTCATTATAAAAACATGAAGATACAGCCTTATGAATTTATTTCAAAAAATAATCTTTCGTTTTTTCAGGGGTGTGTTGTAAAATACGTTTGTCGTTATTTAAATAAGTCAGGTATTGAAGACTTAGAAAAAATAATACATTATTGTCAACTAGAAATAAAAAAAATGAAAGATGGAACTAAGAAAAAATAAAATATTAGAACTCCACTCACACTGGCTATGGAATAATGGATATATAAAAGAATCAATTGAATGTTTAGGACAGTCTAAATTTAATAATGCGAGACCAAAAATAGGAAGGTTTAAACAATATGTTACTACCACAAACGGAATGGGTGCAACCCACAGAATACCCAGATCTTAGATCTTATGATGAGATAGCTGTTGACTTAGAAACCAGAGACCCTGGTTTAAAATCAAAAGGTTCTGGAGCTGTCACAGGTGAAGGAGAAGTTGTTGGTATAGCTGTAGCCACATACAACAACAAATGGTATTTTCCAATAGCTCACAAAGAAGGACCTAACATGGATCGTAAAAAAACTTTAGAGTGGTTTAAAGATATTTTAGAATGTCCAGCTACAAAAATATTTCACAACGCAATGTACGACGTTTGTTGGATACGTAATTTAGGCTTAAAAATCAATGGTTTAATAGTCGACACCATGATTGCATCTTCTTTGTTAGATGAAAATAGATTTTCTTATACTCTTAACACATTGTCATGGCATTTTTTAAACGAAGGTAAAAATGAAAGAGCTTTAAATGAAGCTGCAAAGCAAAGAGGTCTTGATGCAAAAGCGGACATGTGGCAACTGCCTGCTCAAGAAGTTGGTGCTTATGCAGAAAAAGATGCAGAGCTTACTTTTAAATTATGGCAGCATGTAAAAAAATTAATGATAGAACAAGACCTTCAAGATATTTTTAATCTCGAAACCGACCTCTTCCCTTGCTTAGTTGATATGCGTTTTCTAGGCGTAAGAGTAGATATGCCACAAGCGCATGACCTCCGTAAAAAATTAATTGCACAAGAACAAGTATTGCTCCAAGAAGTACAAAAAGAAACAAACATAGATGTTCAAATATGGGCCGCACGTAGTATACAAAAAGTTTTTGACAAGTTAAAATTATCTTACGAACGAACTGCGAAGTCTGGTGAACCTTCATTTACAAAAAATTTCCTCTCTAATCATGCGCATCCTATAATAAAAAAGATAGCAGAAGCAAGAAGAATAAATAAAGTAAACACTACATTTATAGACACTATTTTAAAACACGAACACAAAGGTAGAATACACGCTGAAATAAATCAAATAAGATCTGATGATGGTGGAACTGTTACTGGTAGATTTAGTTATACAAACCCAAACCTACAGCAAATACCTGCTAGAGATCCAGACACAGGTCCTTTAATTAGAAGTTTATTTATACCAGAAGAAGGATGCAAGTGGGGTTGTTTTGATTACTCGCAACAGGAACCAAGACTTGTAGCACATTATGCTTTACGGTATGGCCTATCATCAGTAAATACAATAGCTGATTCTTACGACAGCGACCCTTCAACAGATTTTCATAGAATAGTTGCAGAGATGGCAGAGATACCTAGATCACAAGCAAAAGTAATTAATCTTGGTTTGTTTTATGGTATGGGTAAAGCAAAACTACAAGCAGAATTAGGTGTCAGTAAATTTAAGGCAGAGGAATTATTTGACAAGTATCACACAAAGGTTCCCTTTGTTAAACAATTAATGAATGAAGTAATGAAAGCAGCTGCTAACAAAGGTCAAATAAAAACTTTATTAAATAGAAAATGTCGTTTTCCTAAATACGAACCTATTCTTCGTGGTTCGGATTGGGGTAAGTATGTTCCTGCTGAAGATCAAACTAGAATGGAAGACCTACAAAAAATGGGACCTTATCTAAAAGATGAAGAAGGTGATATATTAAAAGATAAAGAAGGCAATCCTCAAAAAAATTATTGGCATAACAACGCTACGAGAAGAGCTTTTACATATAAAGCTTTAAATAAATTAATTCAAGGTAGTGCTGCAGACATGACTAAAAAGGCCATGTTAGATTTATATAAAGAAGGAATTATACCACATATTCAAATACATGATGAATTGGATCTATCAGTTGAAAATGATAAGCACGCACAGAAAATAAAAGATGTGATGGAAGGCGCTGTTGATTTGAAGATACCTAATAAGGTAGATTATGAATCAGGGCCTAATTGGGGTAGTATAAAATGATAGAAAAATACGACAACTTTTTTACGCCTCCAATACAAGCACAGCTTTTTAATACGATTATTAAGTCTACTTTTAAAATAGGATGGGAGGATAGCGAGGAAATTCAACACAGAATGTATCCGTGTTTACATAGTCCTTATACCTTTGAGGACGTTAAAAGTGTAGAAATATTAGATGTTGTTTTAGATAAGTTAAAAAATAAAAATATAACCATAAATAATTATATAAAATGTGTGATTAATTTAACTAAAAATATGGATGTAAACTTTATACATAATCATCCAAATCAAGTTGTATTTTTACACTATTCTAATTTAACATGGAACCCTGAATGGGGTGGCGAAACTGTTTTTTACAAAGATAATGGTAAAGACATCTTAGAGTCTAGTCCATATACACCCAATAGAGCTATTATTTTTGATGGGAATATAAAACATACCATAAAAGCACAAAATATACTAGGACCATCTTACAGGTTTACCACGTCATTATTTTTTAATATAAAGGAATAAATTATGCCTTACTTAAAAGGAGTAAATTATGGCTTACTTAAATGCAAATATACCTGTAGAATATGCACAAATAAGGAGAGAATATTTATATGACCTTAGAAAACATCATGGAGAAGTTGAAGACTGCATTATCTTTGGCGTTACGTCTATCACTGGGCGTGCTTTATTATTTCATGCTATCATGGAAAACGGTGCAATCTTTTACCGCCTCCCTATTAGCGCGTTTATTCAAAGGGGATATAAACCTAATGACGTCCCGACAAGAAGACTTGATGAACTTCAGCTCTGGAACTCTTTTAGTTATTATCCTTCTGTTCATTGTTGGGATATTTTAGAATCACAAGCTGGTAAATACATCGGTAAAGATAAAAAATGGCATCATGG